CACGAGGTCGAAATTTCCTGCATTCCGGTAGTTCTCCTGTTTTGCGCGAGAGAAAACATATTGCCCGATGTTGAGCATGGTGAATTTCTCAAGATCGGATGATTTGATGTTTCCGTTTCTGACGTTGAGGCAAAAAAGGCGCAGAGAACCAGGGCGGACCATTCCGCTGATTGTCTCGGAATGCTCCACCTCTGTAAAGTAATCATCGAATGTCTTGTCCTTTACAGTTTTGGATAACTCCACGCTTGATGCCTCCCTTCACAATTATTCGTCTTCGTATTTCTTGAAGTTCTCTGCCTGCTCCATGACCTTCTCGAAGACTTCCTCGTCCCATTCAGGAGGATAGCCATTTTTGTACAGAAGAACAGTCAAGTCCATATTGAGCTGGTTCTTGATGTCATCTCGTGTCGACCAGTCGGCAAACTGTGCCTTATCGTCAACAAGCTCCTTGATCTTCTTAGCCAGCACAATGCATTTATCATCCGCGTACGGAAAACCATGGTCATCGCGAACTTTTACGAGGATGTCATAGAACGCCTTCTCTTCAAAAGTAATACCCATCTTCGAAAAGGAGTCCTGATCCTCTTTCAGATCTTTCATAATGTTGATGAGCTGATCGGAGAGGTCATTGACGAAATCAGCAACCACCTCACTCGTGAATACGAGCTTGTCGCGGCTGTTATAGGCATCGACCACCTGTCTCAAGCGCTCGTCAAATTCGATTGCCTTTACCTTGTTTGTCCGGCCATAGGCTGTAATTGCTTTCTTCAAGAGCTTCAGAAGCGCATTGAATTTGGTAATAGGCAGCTTGACCTTCTTCAGCTCATCTATGAATTCATCGCTGAACAGATCGACTGATTTATGCTCGTCAACGATATTTTCGATACCGGTGCAGGTGATGGCGTCGCGTACCATGCCTTCAACGACGCTGTTCATGACTTCTGCATCCGGTGCATCGCCTTTTGTCTGCTTGTAGATGATGGATCGGATTGCAAGGTAGAACTGCGCTGTTGCCGTTTCCTCGTCAGTCAGTTCGCCGGAGGGGAAACAGATCTGGTATGCGCTTTTGAGCCTGCGGGAAAGTCCCATGAAGCGCGTTTGCATATCTTTGCTGGTCTGCACATATTCAGCAGCTGCATTCAGGCAGTTCAACCGCTCAAGCGGCGTCCCGGAATGGAACTTTGTAGCATCAAATCCTGAAAGCAAATCGTTAATCATCGACAGGTGATTGCGGAAAATCGACAGAGAGATATTCAGCTCATCAATTGGACTTTCCTGCGGTCCGCCATACTTCTTTACCGCCGCCATCATGTCGTTCTTGATACCGATATAATCGACGACCAGTCCTTTATCCTTGCCATCGAAAACGCGGTTGACTCGGGAGATCGTCTGAATCAAAGTGTGCTTCTGCAGCGGCTTGTCGATATACATGACAGCAAGAGACGGAACATCGAATCCTGTAATCCACATGTCAACAACGATTGCGATTTTGAAATTCGAGTCGTTGTTCTTGAACTGCTTATCGAGCATCTTCCGGTAATCCTTTGTGCCGCAAAGGTCGAACAGTTCCTTATCGTCGTTCTGGCCCTGCGTAGCTACAAGGTTAATCTTCGGAAGCGCCACGAGCTTATCAAGCTGTTCGCGCGTCAGCTTGGATTCGTCCTCTGCTTTCCGAGGAACATTCCAATCCGTTCTGATTGCCTGTATAGCCTTCAGCACCTTGAAAGCATTCTGCCTGTCTGAGCAAACGATCATGGCTTTTTGCACTACATCGGGCTTTTCGGCGCACAGCGATTCATAGTGCGAGACAATATCCGCAGCGAGCTTTTTAATTCGTTCCGGGTGTCCGAGGATAGCGGACATCTTACTCATGGCCCGCTTGCTTTCCTCAACCTGCTCCGGGTTTGAACCTTCTTCGACGCACTTCTCGTAATACTTCTGGATTTCCTTTGCCTGCTCATCGGACAAGATGACGCGCGCGAGACGAGGCTCATAAGCGATGCGTACAGTGATGCCGTCGTCGCTGGATTCCTTCATCGTATAGCTGTCAACAACATCTCCGAATACTGCAACGGTCTCATCAATCGGTGTTCCTGTGAATCCGCAATAGGTGGCATTCGGGAAGCTGTCGCGCAGATACTTGGCAAATCCGAATGTCGTGTAAACACCGGTTTCTGTTTTCTTGAGCTTCGACCCGATGTTCGTCTGTGTCCGGTGGGCTTCATCCGAAATGCAGATGATGTTGTTGCGGTCGGAAAGCAGTCCTGTCTTTTCACAGAACTTCTGTATGGTCGTAATGTAAACGCCGCCGCTCGGCTTGTCTCCGAGTGTCTGTTCGAGGTCATCACGGCTTTCGATGCTCCGGACATCCTCCTGATGCAGATAACGCTTCGCTGTCACAAACAACTCAGAGGTCTGTGTGTCCAGATCTTCGCGGTCTTCCAGAAGGATAATCGTGGGATTCTGGAACGTATCGCTGTCGCGCAGCATGATAAGGCGGGACAGGAAAAGCATAGTATAGGTTTTGCCGCATCCTGTTGCGCCGAAGTAGGTGCCGCCTTTGCCGTCTCCGGCGGGCCGCATGTGCTGCTTGATGTTGGCGAGCATCTTTTCCGCGGCGAAGAATTGCGGGTACCGGCAGACAATCACTTCATCCTTTGAGCTGTCATCCGGGTAGAAAATAAAGTCGCGGAGGATCTTAAGAACCCGGTCTTTTGCAAATGCGCCCTCTATCATAGTTAGCAGGGAGCTGATACCATTCGAGACCTTGTCTGTGTCGTTTGCCTTGTTCCACGAGTAGTAGAACCTGTAAGGCGTGAAGATGCTGCCGAGTTTGGTATTCGCGCCGTCACTGATGACGGACATAAAGCAATATTTCAGGAGATTCGGAATATCGCGCTTATAGCGGATTGTGATCTGCTCCCACGCATCGTGAATCGTCTTGTCTTCCTCAATCGCGGTTTTGAACTCGCAAATTCCAATCGGAATGCCATTGATAAAGATCAGCAGATCCGGGCGGCGCAGACGATCTCCCTGAATGGAATACTGGTTCACGACACGGAAAATGTTATTCTCCGTATGGTCGAAATCAATATAGTCGATGTGCAGGGCGACATCGTTGATGTTGTCCCGGACGAGATCAAAGCCCTCCACGACAAGCCAGAAAGCCTGACGGTTCGAATAATAAAGCGGCGTGGACGGAATCAGAGACAACTGTGTGATAATCTTCTTCATCTCCACATCGCTGAGGTTCTTATCAGCATACTTTCGGTTCAGGAATGCACGCAGATCGTCTTCAAGAAGGATGTCTTCAAAACGACGGTGAATATCTTCGCCGTATGTATATTCGTATCCCTGCATCTGGAAAAGCTCTATGATAGCATGTTCCAGTTCATCTTCTGTAAATTTGCCTCTTTCGAAGATATAATCCACGTCGGCACCTCCTTTCTCAGACTCCTGCTTCCTCAAGGGAGCCTTTTATTAATATCGGACACATGTTCTTGATGCGTTCTTTAAGACGATCATCTATGTGTTTACGGTCAACATATACAGCATAAATGTCAGAAATAGCTTTCTGAACCTTGATGTCCGGAATCGGAACCTCAACATCGCACATGTCATCAAAGTTGAAAGTTTCCCGAGCGCTTCCCCAAGAGTTAAAGCGAGCATAACGGTCAAATTCTGGGCGAGTCAAAAACAGCATGAGGTATTCTGGCAAGAGCTTTTCTACATCCGTACCAAAAACTTCTGATATTGAAGAAACAAGCAATGGTTCATCGGTATTGTTAAACCCGAGTGACATTTTGTCACCTCGCCGAGAAGTGTCCGGAACATATGCAATCTGCCTCGGCATTACCATTTTATAGTTTCCAAGGCTGACGCCTTTCATATCTGCTTTAGTAGGAATCATTTCCTTACTTGTTGCCAATCCGCGCACAGAATCGACTGGCAAATCAAGATCGTTCCTTCTATCGCTTTCGAGTAGAAATTGTCCTATTTTCTGGCTCGGAATATCACGACGCAGCTCCTCGATATACGCGTCGCACACCAACTTCAAATCTTCCAGCCCGCGCTCATAGCTCTGCTGGTTGGCGAGCATGGCATTGTAGACATCCACATACTTCTGCTGGATGGAGATGGGAGGGAGGTCAATCTCAAGATCACAGAAATCGTCCCATGACATGCCATCCCTTACGGAAGAATCTGTATGAAACCAGAAATAGCGATCCCGTTCTTCAGATTTCAGCATCATAAAGAAGTATTCCCTAAGGAGCGTCGTTCCTTTTTTTAGTCGAAAAATCGTGTAAGCCGGGCTTACAACTTTTGTCTTTCCTGAATGGTTAAGCGCTATTGGAAGCACCTTGTCTCTTCCAACATGCATTAAATTGCAGGCAAAGTAATCTTGTGGAACATTCTTGTAATTGCTTGTGTCTGCACCAGCTTGTTTGGACGGCTCAAAGAACTCCTTATCTGCATTCACGCCAGAAATATCGTATACCGTCAGATTAGGATTCCCACAACGTTCATTGTAGAGCTCAGTAAATTCGCCGAGCTTGTGTTTAGTCAATGCCATAGCCGATCCCCCTGAATGCTTCTTCGAGCATGGCCTGAGACTTTTTCTCCGTTTTCAAAACGTCCTGCATCTCGCTCTGGATGCGAGACATTTCTTTTTCATAGTCGATGTCCAGATCGTGGTCAATGAACTCGATGTATTTGCTTGGAGCGAGGGAATAGTCCTTCGCACGGATCTCGTCCAAGGTCGCCGACTTGCAGAATTCCGGCACGTCTCTGTACAGGGAAATATCGGTCGACTGCCAGTTGTTGTAGACCTGCTTCACCTTTGCAATCTGCTCGTCAGTGAGCACGGTTTTCTTTTTCTTCTTGCCCTTGTCGATGACGATCTCTTCGATGTTCTGGTTCCAGGTACGCAGATCCATGAAGAGTACCTGATTGGTACGATCGCGCAGCCGCCTGCCATTTACGGTTCCGGCATGCTTGTTCATGTTCACGATCCAGAGCGTCACGGAAATATCCGTCGTGTAGAACATATCTCGAGGAAGCACAATGATCGCTTCCACACGATCCTTCTCAAGAATTTGACTGCGGATGGTTTTCTCATCGCCGTCAGCATTCAGCGCGCCATTGGCAAGAAGGAATCCGGCAATGCCATGAGTGACGTCGAGCTTTGAAATGATGTGCTCCACCCACGCATAGTTGGCGTTTGCTACCGGCGGCATGACTCCGCCGTACCCTTTGAAGCGAGGATCGTCTGTCAGCTGATCCTCCGTGCGCCAGCCTTTAAGATTGAACGGTGGATTGGCCATGACGTAGTCGACCTTCTTGTCTTTATGAAGGTCGTCCGTAAAGGTGGAGGCATTCTTCTCTCCGAGGTTATGTGCAATGCCGCGAATGGCGAGATTCATCTTGCACAGCCGCCAGGTATCAGGATTGCTTTCCTGTCCGATGATTGAGATCTTCTGCCTGTTTCCTTTATGGCGGTCGACAAATTTCATGGACTGTACAAACATTCCACCACTTCCACAGCAGGGATCGTAAACTGTCCCGGAATACGGCTCGATCATCTCGGCAATGAGTTTTACGACGCATGCTGGCGTGTAGAATTCACCGTCCTCCTTTGTACCGGAAGCAGCATAGACCTGCAGGAAGTATTCGTAAACGCGTCCGATCAGGTCTTCTTCCTGAAACCGCTTCTCATCAATCTTATTGACATTGTCGATCAGATCCTTCAGCTTTGCTGTCGTCGCACCGAGCGTGGCGAAGAAGGTATAAACCGGATTGCCGTCCTTGTCCCTTGAGGACAAAGCTCCCTTCAACGATGGGTTTGTTCTCTCAATATCCGCCATTGCCGTATCAAGAATAACTGCGATATCGTTATCGCCCGCATGCGCCACGATATAGGACCAGCGGGAAGTTTCATTCAGGTAGAACACGTTCACAGAGTTATAGGACGAAACCTTGTCCTTCATAATGTTGAACAGGCCTTCATCTGCTCCGTACTGTTCTTTAAGTTCCTGATACCGCTTCTCGAATTTGTCTCCCGCAAATTTCAGGAAAACAAGCGAGATCACCGCATCTCTGTTTTTTTCTGTACTTCCTATTCCACGAAGTGCAACGCGGCAGTTCCATAGAACTGTTTCCAGCGACACTTCCTTATCTTTTTTAGCTGCTCTTGCCATACCTTTAATTCTCCTTGTTTTCCTTCTCATTGCTTTCTTCGGCAGCGCCGCCGGAGCGAATCCAGTCATCGACTTCGCTCAGTTTGAATTTCCAGAGTCGTCCGACTTTGTATGCAGGCATGTTGCGCTTGTTGATCCATTGCATGATGCTTTCGCGGCCTACCCCGAGGTATTCCTGCACTTCCTTCATCGTTGACCATTTTTCTATATTCTTATCCACGTGTGTCTCCTTCGTCCGACGTATGGAACGTCACCTGAATCCTTATATTGAAATCCCACCGCTTGTTTGGAAAGCAGTTCTCGCCATCCGCATCCTGCATTTCCCACTTGCATTCGAAGTTTCCCTCGAAGCCACGGGCATCTATGTCCGTGGCTATTTTTGTAAACTCGCCCGGCCCAGTATCCGGTACCGGGATAACGGTCTGGACGGGCCGAGGATGTATTTCTGCCTGATTCACCAAAACCAGCTTCCGGCCATGCCATTCACGTGTTCCACGGTTCTGCAGTTTCCATTCGTGGTGAATGATCTCGTAGCAGTCTGCTTCATGGCGTCTGCCGCCGAATTCAACCAGAACGTCATCGCCCGCATATCGAGGGCCGCTGATGTCATCTGCAGATATCGGCTGCCCTGCAAGAAGCGTCTGATACATCTCCCAGACTGCGTCGTCAACGTCGTCACCAGGAGTTGTCACGAACAGGCTGAACTGCGCGGCGAGAGCATGAGCGAACTTGGCTTTGTCCTGTTCCGCTACAGAAGGAATTCCGAACTCCGCCATGCAGGCTGTGAGCTTGTTGGCGGGCAGGTTCTTGTCAATGAATGCAGCAAGGCCATCCAGGTTAATCGGATTTGGGAATGACTCCTTTATTTCCAGTATGAGCGGTCTGTCCTTGGCATAATGCCTCTCGCCTTCAAGAGCTTCATTTGTTCTGTCCTTATACGCAAGCGGCATCACAAAATAATGGCTTCCAGCAGCATTGAAGAACTCGATGATATAGGTTCCTTGATTCCGCTGATTATCTAAAAAGCCATACAGCTTATTGAGAAATTCGTTGCTCTTAATACTGCTCACCTCCCCAGGACCTGATTCAGGACCTGCAAGACCTGATTTGCTGCGTGTCTCCCGTTTTTCAGGACCTAACTGTCATTCGACAATAAGGTCAGTTGATCGGAAGGGCCCTGAAGACAACAAAAGACAGACTTCTGGAATAAATTATACGAGTTCTTTATGAACAAATCAACAGTATCAGATTTCAGAAGTGTTAAACAGACAAAAATCGACAAATACAGGCAAACAAATGGAGGTGAGACAGTGACTCACAGCGATAGAGAAATGTGGCGCATCAATATCGAGAACGATGCCGACCAGGCCTGCTCCATCTACGGAGCGGCAGCTGTCGATGGCGTGTTCCAGCGCTACGACGCGACCTGCTTCGACGATCTCAGCCCTTCCTACTACGAGGAAGTGTTCGGGGATCTGGAGCTGATGATTAACGACAACTGAGAATCTCCTATGAAACATATCGGAGAAGGGCTCCAAAACAGCCCGCAAAGCTCCATATGTTGAGAGGTTCGGATTTGCCCTGAGCAAGGCGTTAAAAGGCTCACTGCTATAGCTTTTCACCCCGGTGCACAGAGGTGGCTCGAGCGGCTGTAGCGGTCACAAGTGAATAAGAAAAACCAGTCTACGAGCGTGGCTGGCCGAACGAAACGAGTTGATTCCCGTTCCGTCTGGCCTGTCACGCTCCTTTTTTGTGCGGCCTCCGGTTCGGGAGAAGCGAACGGAGGTATCGCACATGAAAACCAATGACAATCAGAGTAAACGCATCTACGACAAGACCACCAAGCAGTGGTACGAGATCCCGGAGGACCAGTACCGGGAGTATGACCGCTGGCGCACGGCGCTGAGAAAGCGCATGCAGTATCGCAGCGAGTGCTTCTGCCCGCGCAGCAAATGGTGGCTGTGCGACGGCAACTGCCTTGACTGCGAATTCCACAACAGCACGACCGTCTCTCTTGACGATCCGCTTCCGGACGGCGAAGGAACTCTCGCCGACTACGTTCCGGACGACGCTCCTCTTATTGAAGAGGTGCTGGCCGAGAAAGCGGAGCTGGATCAGCTGTTCGCGCGTCTGCAGGAGCTCATGCCGGAGGCCAAGCGTATCGGCGAGCTCAGGGAGGAAGGCCTCTCCGACGAGGCCATCGCCGACATCATCGGTATCAAGCGCACGACATTCCTGTCCCGCCTGAAGAAGGCCAAGGAAAAGCTGGCTAAGGAATTCCCGTACTGGTTCTAAGCGTCTGCTCCGGCTGCCCATCGTGGTGGCCGGAGCTTTTTCTGAAATTCCTCTTTTTCCTTCGTCAAAACGGTCTGCCCGCCTCCAGTGGGAAGTGTAAGGAGCGCGAAAGCAAGATGCTCCGGATTGGAGGCAAGCGATGAACAAGACACGCAACAGAAGTCCCGCGGACACGGAGGCCATCGCAGTTCTTATTGCAATAAGCCATGTATCCGCAAGGCTGGCAAGGAACCTCTCGATTCTTGCCGCAGACAGACAACTCATGGAAGGAGGTAAAGAGAATGTCAAAAATGGCAGAGATGGATCAGACCATCAAGGAACTGCGCGATGCCGCCGCTGCTATTAACAGCGCAGCCGACTGGCTCTACCAGCAGTTCTCCGGCACAACCGAGGAGCCCGCTCCGCAGCCCGAAAAGATGCAGGCCGAGGCTGAGCCGAAGAAGGAGCTGAAGCTGGAGGATGTGAGGAAGGTTCTCGCCGAACGGTCCCGCGCTGGTTACACGGCGCAGATCCGCGAGCTTCTCCACAAGTACGGTGCGAGCAAGCTTTCGGCTGTCGATCCGAAGGACTACGAGGCCCTGCTCTTTGATGTGGAGGGACTCAATGAATTCTGAAAGACAGCATGCGGTCCTCTCCGCGTCGAGCTCCGACAGGTGGATTCACTGCCCGCCGTCGGTCAGGCTTAGCGAGGGATTCGAGGACAAGGGAAGCGACTACGCATTGGAAGGCACCTGCGCTCATGCACTCGCCGAGTACAAGCTCCGCAAGGCGCTCGGCTACCCGGCGCGCGACCCGACCGAGGACCTTGCCTTCTACAACGAGGAGATGGAGGAAGCCACAGATGGCTATGTTGCCTACGTACTGGAAAAGGTCGAAGCCGCAAGGCAGGCCTGCCCTGATCCGGTTGTTCTGGTCGAACAGCGCGTGGACTACTCCCGCTGGGTGAGACAGGGCTTCGGCACATCCGACGCGCTGATTATCGCAGATGGCACGCTCCGGATCATTGATCTGAAGTACGGCACCGGCATCGCCGTGTCGGCGGAGGACAATCCTCAGCTCAAATGCTACTCGCTGGGTGCCTTGGAGCTGTTCGACGACATCTACGACATCGATTCGGTCGCCATGTCGATCTACCAGCCGAGACGGCAGAACGTCAGCGAATGGCAGATCAGCAAGAAGGACCTGCTCGCATGGGCGGACGAGGTCCTGAAGCCTACGGCGGAGCTGGCGTGGGACGGCAAGGGAGAGTTCTCCTGCGGCCCGTGGTGCCGGTTCTGCAAGGCGAAGACCATCTGCCGGAAGCGTGCCGAGGAGAACCTGAAGCTCGCGCAGCACGAGTTCAATCTGCCGCCGGAGCTCTCCGACGCGGAGATCGAGGTCATCCTCTCCCAAGTGGACGAGCTGGTCTCGTGGGCATCCGACATCAAGGAGTACGCGCTCCAGCAGGCACTCTCCGGCAAGGAGTGGCACGGCTTCAAGCTCGTCGAAGGCAGGTCCGTCCGCAAGTACACCAATGAAACCGCCGTCGCCAAGACGGTCGAAGACGCCGGATTCGATCCGTACGAACGCAAGTTGCTCGGCATCACCGCCATGCAGAAGCTCCTCGGAAAGAACCGGTTCAATGAACTCCTGTCCGGCTACATCGAAAAGCCGCAGGGCAAACCGACACTCGTCCCGGACTCCGACAAGCGTCCGGCGATGAATACAGCAAAAAATGATTTTATGGAGGAAAACAATCATGAGTAAAACAAATATGCACAATCCGATGAAGGTTATCACTGGCCCGAACACCCGCTGGTCCTACGCCAACGTGTGGGAGCCGAAGTCCATCAACGGCGGCACGCCGAAATACTCGGTCAGCCTGATCATCCCGAAGTCCGACACCGTGACGGTCGCCAAGATCAAGGCAGCCATCGAGGCCGCCTACAAGGAGGGCGAAGCCAAGCTCAAGGGCAACAGCAAGTCCGTACCGGCGCTGTCCGCAATCAAGACGCCGCTTCGTGACGGCGATGCAGAGCGTCCGGACGACGAGGCCTACCGCGGCTCCTACTTCGTGAACGCGAACGCGACGACTGCTCCGGGCATCGTGGACGCGGATCTGAATCCGATCCTCTCCCGCAGCGAGGTGTACAGCGGCGTGTACGGCAGAGCCAGCATCACGTTCTACGCGTTCAACTCTTCCGGGAACCGCGGCATCGCCTGCGGCCTGAACAACCTGCAGAAGATCCGTGACGGCGAGCCGCTCGGCAGCAAGGCCAGCGCAGAATCCGACTTCGCGGACTTCGCAACCGACAGTGACGACGATTTCCTGAACTAAGGAGGCAAACCAATGGAAACCATTATGAACATGATTCTCTACATCATCTACGACCTGCTCGGTCTGAGCGGCATTGCGCTGCTGATCATCATCTCGGTCACGAGCGCCCGCTCCTACCGGGAGGACAAGGAGCTCAAGCTCCGTCAGGAGGAGCGCGACAAGGAGTACCACGAGCGTCGCATGAAGGAGCTCGAAGCGCAACGCGACTAAACCGTAACCCACACAAGTATTGGCGGGCGGCAGGGACCTATCTCTCTGCCGCCTTATTCGTGAATTGAGGTGAAAAATGTGAAGACAATCAGCATAGACATCGAGACGTTCAGCGACGTCGATCTCGGTAAATGCGGCGTCTACAAGTACTCCGAATCGCCTGCGTTCGAGATCCTCCTGTTCGGATACAGCGTGGACGGCGGCCCGGTGCAAGTCGTCGACCTCGCCTCCGGAGAACAGATCCCGGAGAACATTCTCGACGCGCTCATCGACGAAACGGTTCTCAAGTGGGCATTTAACGCGAACTTCGAACGCGTCTGCCTTTCACGCTACCTGCGGGACATGGGTCGGAGCCTTGACCCGTTCCATGACAATCATCCGCTGTCGACGGAGCCTGCGCGGTTCCTGAATCCGGAGGGCTGGCGCTGCTCGATGGTCTGGGCGGCGACAATGGGACTCCCGCTCAGCCTGAAGGGCGTCGGCGCGGTTCTGAACCTACAGGATCAGAAGATGGACGAGGGCAAGGCGCTGATCCGCTACTTCTCCGTTCCCTGCGCTCCCACGATAGCAAACGGTGGCAGGACCCGGAACCTGCCCTCCGACGATCCCGGCAAATGGGCGACGTTCAAAAAGTACAACCAGCGCGACGTCGAGGTCGAGATGTCGATCCAGCGGAAGCTCCGGAACTTCCCGGTGCCGGAATTCGTGTGGGACGAGTACCACATCGACCAGGAGATCAACGATCGCGGCGTGCGCATCGACATGGATCTCGTGGAGAAGGCCATCGACATGGATACCCGCTCGCGCGGCGAGCTGACCGAGAAGATGCAGGCGCTCACGAATCTGGAGAATCCGAACAGCGTCCAGCAAATGAAGCAGTGGCTCTCCGACAACGGCATGGAGGTCGACAGCCTCGGCAAGAAAGCCGTCGCCGCGCTCCTCAAGACCGCGCCACCGGAGCTTGCAGAGGTGCTGGAGCTCAGGCAGCAGCTTGCGAAATCAAGCGTGAAGAAATACCAGACGATGCAGCGCGCAGTCTGTGACGACAGCCGTGCGCGAGGCATGTTCATGTTCTACGGTGCGAACCGCACCGGACGCTGGGCCGGGAGGCTCATCCAATTGCAGAATCTGCCGCAGAACCATCTACCTGACCTGGATGCCGCGCGGGCGCTGGTGAAGTCCGGTGACTACGAAGCCGTGAAGATGATCTACGAGGATGTCCCGGACACGCTCAGCCAGCTCATCCGCACTGCCTTCATTCCGAAGGACGGCTGCCGGTTCTACGTTGCGGACTTCTCGGCCATCGAAGCCCGCGTCATCGCATGGTATGCAGGCGAACAGTGGAAGTCCGACGCGTTCGCGAACGGCGAGGACATCTACTGCAGCACAGCTTCGCGAATGTTCCACAAGCCGGTCGTCAAGCATGGCATAAACGGCGAGCTTCGTGCCAAGGGCAAGATCGCGGAGCTGGCCTGCGGCTACGGCGGCTCGACCGGCGCTTTGAAGGCGATGGGTGCACTCGAAATGGGCCTGTCTGAGGATGAGCTGCCGGACATCGTCTCCTCGTGGCGGGACGCGAACCAGCAGATCGTGAAGTTCTGGTGGGACGTCGACAAGGCCGTCATGCAGGCTGTGAAAAACCATAGGACCACCCGGCTCGGCAAGCTCACCTTCTTCTGGCAGGCGGGCATGCTGTTCATCACTCTGCCTTCCGGTCGGAATCTTGCGTATGTGAAGCCGAAGGTCGGCATGAACCGGTTCGGCGGCGAGTGCATCACCTACGAGGGCGTTGGCGGCACGAAGAAATGGGAGCGGCTCGAATCGTACGGCCCGAAGTTCGTGGAGAACATCGTGCAGGCCACCAGCCGCGACATTCTCTGCAATTCGATGAAGACGCTCCGCCATTGCGACATCTGCATGCATATCCATGACGAGCTTGTCATCGAAGCCGATCCGCGGGTATCGCTTGACGCGCTGTGCGAGCAGATGGGACGCGTCCCAGCGTGGGCGGATGGTCTGGTGCTCCGCGCGGACGGGTACGTCTGCGATTTCTATAAGAAAGACTGATTTTCGTTTCGTCAAAAGTGGTCTGTCTCCTCCAGTGGGAAGTAGAGGCAGGCCGCTTTTTTTTATTGCCTGCCGGAAAGGAGGATACCGGTTTGGATTACAAGAATTTTGAGGGCTATCCGGACCCGACATGCTGCGAGGCGCTGAGCCTCATCGAACTGGAGGAGAAGAAGGCGCTCCGCGCTTTCCGGTCAATCATCTACGTCTGCTCGCCGTACGCGGGAGATATCCAGAGGAACGTGGCGAACGCGAGGCGCTACTGCAGGTTCGCAGTCGAACAGGGATACATCCCGATCGCGCCGCATCTGCTGTTCCCGCAGTTCCTTGACGACAGCGACGAACGGGAGCGCGAGCTCGGCTTGTTCTTCGGAAACGCGCTCATGAGCAAGTGCGCCGAGATCTGGGTGTTCGGAGACAGGATCTCGAACGGCATGGCAGCGGAAATACGAAGAGCCCGCTGGAAGGGCTACCGGCTGCGCTATTTCACAGAGGATTTGAAGGAGGTCTAACACTTATGCATGCAATCGAAGAAAACCAGCGGACGCTCTACGACGGAACCAGAATCACCACCTACAGCCGCGCAATTGAAAGCGCGAACGTGCTCGAGGCCGAGGCCGGGACAACCGGATACATGGGCGGCGACACCGGACACGGAGGCCGCACCTATTTTCGCATCACGGATCTCGGCGGCACGGACATCCGCGTGAACCCGATCCAGGACCGCTACGGGAATGGCGGCTTCGAGGTCACCCTCGGCGGCGACTGCGAGCTTTCCACCATGATCACGGCACTCAAGTTCATCACGCAGGTGCTGGAGGAGGAATCGAAGGAGGTGTACGACTGATGTTCACCATCTACACGTCCGACGCCTACCAGCAGGAATCCAACTGCGTCTACCCGCACCCGGTCCAGGTCGTCGACGAGGCGAGCTTCAAGAGAGCCGTCTCGCACGACCACGTGTGCGCCAAGTACAAGAACAACTACCGCGGCAACCAGAACTTCATCTCCTCGGACTGCCTTCCCGTCGACTGCGACAACGACCACTCGGACGACCCGGCTGACTGGAAGACGCCTACGGACATCCGGAAGGCGCTGCCCGGCGTCTTCTTCGCCGTCCACTACAGCCGCCACAACAATCGTCCCAAGGACGGGAAGTCGGCAAGACCGCGGTTCCACCTGTTCTTCCAGATCGACCCGATGACCGACTACGAGGCATACGCCGCGTTGAAGCAGCTCCTGCACGAGATCTTCCCCTACCTGGATGCGAACGCGCTCGACGCGGCGCGCTTCCTCTACGGGACACGCGACCCGCAGGTCGAGTTCCATCCGGGCGACAAGACGCTCACGGACTTCCTCTACGGCGACGAGTTCGACAAGGACATGCCAGGCGGCTACGAAAGCCAAGCGACCATTCCGGAGGGCAGCCGCAACACCACAATGTTCCGGTGGGCAGTACGCTCCATGAAACGCTATGGGGATACAGAAGAATCCAAGAACGCGTATTTCATGCAGGCGGGGAAATGCCAGCCACCGCTCTCCACGGACGAGCTGAACCACATCTGGAAAAGCGCCGCGAAATACTATGCGAAGATCGCAAGCCAGCCCGGCTACGTGAGTCCGCAGGAGTACAACAATCCGAATCCCGGCTGGGACGAGCCGCTGCCGTTCTCACGGTACACGATGGCACCCTTCCCGGTCGACGCGCTTCCGGAGCCCATCGCCAATTATGTGAAGGCCGTCGCGGAAAGCACGCAGACCAGCGTCGACATGGCAGGCAGCATCGCCATATCCGTTCTCTCGACCTGCCTTCAGAAGAAGTACCGGATTCAGGGCAAGTCCGACTGGGTGGAGCCCTTGAACACATACGTTATCGTCATCGCACCGCCTTCGGAAAGGAAGTCATCGGTCCTGCATCTCATGCTGCAGCCGGTCAACGACTACGAGGTCGAATACAACAAGACCAATGCTGCGGCGGTCGAGGCGGGACGCATGCAGAAGCGCGTGCTGGAGCGCAGGCAGAAGGCCCTCGAGGAGAAGGTCGCCAAAGGCACCGCCGACCCGGAGGAGCTTGAGCGCATTGCGCAGGAGGTCGCCGACTTCGAGGAGACAAGCCCGCTGCAGCTCTACGTGGACGACATCACAACCGAGAAGCTCGTCTCCGTCATAGCCAGCAACCACGGCCACGCCTCGTTGATCTCCAGTGAGGGCGGCATCTTCGACACCCTGTCCGGCATCTACACGCGGAACGTGAACATCGACGTCATGCTGAAGGGCTACTCGGGAGACACGATCCGCGTCGACCGAATCGGGCGTGACAGCGAAAGCATCATGGACCCGGCGCTCACCATCCTCCTGATGGCGCAGCCGAACGTCGTATCCGCGGTCCTCAGCAACACGACCTTCCGCGGGCGAGGCCTCACAGCTCGTTTTCTCTACAGCATGCCGGTCTCCAGTGTAGGAAGCAGACGGTACCGGAGCGAGGCCGTGACCGACGGCATCTACCGTGCGTACGAGCGTCTGGTCGTAAACCTGCTGGACGACGAGTATCCGGAGAAGCCGCAGATCATAACGCTCTCGCCGGAAGCGGACTCTGAACTCGAGTCGTTCGCGAACTGGCTGGAGCCGAAGCTCACGACCGATTATGCGGAGATGGCTGACTGGGCAGGAAAGCTCGTCGGCAACGTGCTGCGCATGTCCGGCCTTTTGTGCCGGGCTGGCACCTACCAGAGCCACGACTTCCTTGACACCCACGGTGCGCTGACGGTCTCCGGCAAGACAATGGCGGACGCTATCCGGCTGGGCCGCTACTTCCTGAACCACGCGCAGGCCGCCTATTCCGTACTGCCGGAGGATGCGATGTACCGGAACGCGGACATGATCCTGCAGCGCATCAAGGAACGGAAGCTCACCGCTTTCGACCGGCGTGCCGCGATGCGCATGTGCCGCACCTTCAAGACGGTCGACTCCATCCAGCCGGTGCTGGACTTCCTTGAGGACTACGGGTACATCGCGCAGAAGCCTCAGAAGTATTCCGGCACGGGCAGACCGCCGCTTCCCAAGTACGCCGTCAATCCGAAGTTCTATGAGAAGTAGGACTTTTGTCATTCCGTCCTATGCCTGTCCTGCCCTTCAGGACAGTTCTTGGGACAGGAAAACATCAGGAAATACAAGGGTTTCAGGGTTTTGTCCCTTTTGTCCGAACCCCTATAAAAAGCCAAAAAGAATTATTTATTTATTCTCAATTCTTCTACTAAACCATTTTTGTTTACGGATTAAGGGACAAAAGCGACAGAAGGGACAAAACCCCAGAAACTCCCAAAACACGG